GCATGAAGGCCGAGAAGATCAGCGCCGAGACGTCGGGCACCATGCTCGAATCGCGACGCTTCTCGGTGCAGGAAATCGCCCGAGCCTTCGGCGTTCCGCCGGAAATGCTGTTCCAGCAGGGCGGCGGGGCGCTTTCAAGCCAGGCTGAAACGGCCCGCGCATACGCCGACGGAGCCATCGCCGCATGGGCGAGCGCGTGGGAGTCGGAGCTCACGCGCAAGCTCTGCGGTCCCGGTGAGACGGTCCGCATCGACACCACCCCGATCACGCGTGGCAACCTGCGCGACCAGGGGATGGCGTTCTCGAAGCTGGTGCTTGCGGGCGTGATGAGTCCCAACGACGCAAGGCATTACCTCGGGTTGCCTCCCGTCGAAGGGCTCGACACGCCAGCGGTCACGATGCCTGGCGGCGCGTCCGCAGCCACCGGGCCCGACAACGAGGAGGCCGAGGATGCTTGAGGTCCGTACGACGAGCTTCGAGCGCCAAGGCAACCGGATCGCCGGTTACGCCGCGGTGTACGACGCACCGAGTCACCCGCTGGTCGTTCGCAGCGTCAACGGCGGCAAGCCGTTCACCGAGCGCGTCGCCCGCGGCGCGTTCGACCGGAGCCTCGCCGGGAATATCTCGCTGCTGGTCGGCCATGACCGGCGCGAGCTGCTCGCCAACACCAAGAGCCAGCGCCTGAAGCTCGCGAGCGATAGCCGCGGGCTGGCGTTCGACGTCGAGCTGCCCGAGACGCAGCGGGCGAAGGACGTCTACGCGCTGGTCGATTCGGGCGTCCTGTCCGAAATGTCGTTTGGCTTCTTCGTTCGCTCGGACGCCTGGAAGGGCACCGAGCGCACCCTCGTAGACGTTGATCTACGCGAGGTGTCCATTGTCGAATCCGGCGCGTACCCGCAGACGGCCGCCGAAGCTCGCACCTACAGCCGCGCACTTGCCCGGCTTCGTCTGCGGTATCGGAGCATCACGCTATGAAGCAGGCAGAAATCATCGAGCGCCGCAAGGCGATTGAGTCGGAAGTCAACGGCATTCTCGCTCACGACGAGATCAGCGCCGAGCAGGAAGCCCGTGCGACCGAGCTGATGGACGAGCTCAAGGAGCTCAACCAGAAGCGGTCCGCGGCCGAGCTGCGCGAGAAGTTCGCGAGCCACACCGTGCTGGCAAAGGTTGGCAAGGAAAACCGCGAGAAGGCCGAAGACTGGCGGTCCTCGACCGAGTACCGCGAGCAGTTCCTCGGGTACCTCAAGGGCGGCCGTGCGCCGGAACAGCGCGAAATCATCTCGAGCGCTTCGAGCAGCATCCTGATCCCGAAGCTCTACGAGGATTCCGTACTTCGGTATTTGGATGCGAACACCGTGGTCCGCAACCTCGCTGACATCCGCACGGGCGTTCAGGGCTACCCGACGCTGCGCTACAACAACCTCGAGACGGCTGGCTACACCTCGGCGTGGACGCAGCCCGACACGGGCACCACGGCCAGGACCTCGATCGACCCCGGATTCACCGAGGTGCCGATCGCGCCGGTTCCGTGCATCCCGTTCACGCAGGTCAGCCAGCAGCTGATCCGCCAGGCGAATTTCGACATCGAGGCCGAGGTGATGGACACGCTCCAGCGCCAGCTCTCGAAGAACCTCGAATGGGGCTACGTCGGCGGCTCGGGCACGAACGCGCCCACGGGCATCTTCACCGTGAACGCCAACGTGAATATCACGACGGCGACCTCGACGGGCACGACCCGCGCCCTGGCCATCACGGCCGGTGCAACGGTCGCGAAGCTGTCCGAAATGCGCTACTCGAAGCTCCCGGCCGCGTACTGGGGCTCGGCGGCGTGGATTCTCCCGCAGGACGTCTACGCGACCATCGCGGGCATCGTGGTCAACGGTGTGCCGATCTTCGTTCCGTCGGCTGACGCGGCGCTCGTCGGCGCGGCGCCGTTCACGCTCATGGGCCTCCCGGTCTACGTCACCGAGTACCTCCCGGCGCACGTCGCGACGGGAACCACCGGCAAGAACGTGATCGCGGTCCTCGGCAACATCCGCGACGGATTCTCCGTGCGCGAGTGGGGCGGCATCGGCATGATCCGCGACGAAATCACCGCTGCCAGCTCGGCGCGCGTCATCTTCCAGGGCATGGCGTTCGCGAACTCGGCTTTCACCCGCGTAAAGTCGCTCGTGCAGCTCCAGGTCACCAACGCCTGACGGTTCTTCTCCTCCCATCGGCAGGGGCGTCGGGCTGCACCCCCGACGCCCCTGCTTGAAGGAGCACGATGCCCCTGGACCTCGCCAAGTACCGCGCCTGGGCTCGCATCCCTCACACCGAGGACGATCCCGCCATCGGCATCGCCTGGGAGGCGGCCGTGCGCGAGCTCGAGGAGCGCACCGGCTGGGTGGTCGATCCGGTCAGCCGGACGCAGTACGTCGGCGTCGAGCCAACGAACACGGAGAAGCTTGTACTTCTCTCCCGGCAGCCGGCGACGGCTGCGACGTGCGTCGATGACAATTCAGCCACGATCAACCTGACGCTGGTCACCATCAACGGGCTCCAGTACGCGAGCCTGGACGAGGACGACCTGTCCTACCCGCTCATCCTTACCGTAAGCTGCGGCTCGAACACGCTGAACCCGCTGCTTGAAATGGCGCTGTTGCAGCGTGTAACGCAACACGTTGCAAGCCGCGGCGACGATACGGTAACCCTGTCGAGTGACTACTGGGACCGCATCTCGGGCATGATGGGGAAGGGGATTGGCTGATGGCGCATGTTCCTTCTGGAATGCTGCGGTACGCCATGACGGTGCAGAATCGCAGCGTCACGACGGATTCTCTCGGCCAGGCGGCAGAGACTTGGACGGACATCGCCGTCATTTCCTGCCACGCCGAGCAGATGCGGACCGCAGACGCATTCGGGGACGGTGGCCCCGAGATCCGCACCGACTGGCGCATCCTCGCCGCCTGGCATCCTGACGTCACGACCCGCAGCCGGCTGAAGTGGGTGGACCGCGGCACGACGCGCTACTTCAACCTTCGAGGCTGCTGGGACCGTGACGGCCGCCAGCGCCGCCTCGAGATCGAAGCGACCGAGGTGCTGCCGTGACCGTTTCTACCAAAGCCATCAAGGTGTCGGTAGACACCCGAGAAGTCAAAGCACTGCTCGAAAACATGCCGCGCCGTATGAGCGAATCAATACGCAAAAAGGCAATGCGAGCGGCTTTGCTGCCGGCGCAAAAAGAGCTCCGCAGAATTTGGGCAGCAGCAGCCTTCCGCGGCAAACGACCGCATAGAAAGGCGATTGTTTCTGCTACTCAAATTGATGTCCGCAGGCATGGATCAGGTGACCTTGCAACAATTCAAGGAGCGGTCGGAGTCAGATACGGGCGCAAAGGAGGAGCGCGCGCCGCTGGCCGTCAAAAAGTGTGGCACCTGCTTGAGCATGGATTTTTCCGCCATAGCGTGACATCGGCCTATCGCGGTTTGTCTAGCAACTTGCGCGAAGACGCCGAATCGCGACGTGCGTTTGTGAAGTCAAAGCGTGATGAAATCTTCGCGAAGCACAAAGGCACAAGCTTCAAAGCCAAGAAAGCAAGAAACGCAGAAATGCGCGAGGTGTTTGCGGAAGCACGCGAACGGTGGACGGCATTGAGTGCTTTCCGTAAGGCCAAGGCTGAATCGTTAGAACAAGCACGATCAGCAGGGGCAGGAAGTCGGGTGCCTGGCAGGAAAATCTCCACCCGGTGGGTAGCGTCACATATTGACGAAGTCATGCAACGTATAAGAGATGCAGTAATTCGAGAAGCTCGAAAGGCGCTGTCATGAGCTATTACGACGCGCTCACGTCGTTCGTGGATTACGCCGCCGCGGCCTGCGCTACGGCTAATCCTGTCACTCCGCTCAATGCGTCCATGCGTGTGGCAGGAACGCCGACGCCTGTCGCCGTGTACGACTGCACCTGTACGCCCGTGCAGCACCATCCAGGCACGTTCTCGGGGCATTGGGCAATCGAAGCCACCATCACGGTCATTGGCGACAATCTGCTTGAGATCGCAAACATCGCAGATTCCATCGGCGCATACTTCAGCTCGAACCCCAATTTCACGCCGACCACGCCGTCGAGCTCATGCCGCATCGGCGTCGAAACGATCAGCTTCGCAACCGGTGCCGAGTCGCCCGACGATGGGCAGCAGGACGCCGAAAGAACCATCACCATCTCGCTCACGATGCAAGTGAGGGAAGGCTAAACCATGGCAACGATCATCGGATTCGGCGGAACAGGAACGCTCAATTTCAACGGCGGAGGCGCGACGACGTTTCCCGTGCGGAACGTATCCGTATCGTTTGAGCGCGCATCGCTTGACGTCACGACTATTACAGACTTCCGAGAGAAGCGGGCACCTGGCCGTATTCGCAGGACGGCGACTTTTGAGATGCTCGCCCAGGACAGCACGACTGACAACAACCTCCGGACGCACATCTACCCGACCAGCCTGGCAGATGCTGTCAACCGAAGCGTCGTGCTGACCTACACCGACCAAGGTTCGGTCGCATACACGATCACCGGGCACATTACGAGTGCCTCGCGCACCGACGATGGCACCGGGCCCGGCATCTGGTCGCTGTCCCTGGACGAAGCCTGATGCCGCGGGACCTGACCCATCTCTTTGCCAAGACGCGGCGCGTCGAGCACCCCGAGCTCGGCGTCGTGCTCGTCCGCGAGGCCACCATGGAGGACTACCTCCGGGCAGGCGCGGATCGGTGGTGGTTCGCTTCAAACCTTCAATGCGAAGACGGATCGGCGTTCGTGGCTGACGCTACCGACCTCGGCCGGCTGCGGGCGGAACTGTCCGACTGGCTGCTCTCGGAGGTCACGAAGAAGCGCCCTACTCAGCCGCCGAACGGCGGCGCTGGCGCAACGGAGACGAGGCCACCCGAATGACGATGCCGGGCAACATTGCCGCGACCGAGTTTACGACGCTCGAACGTTGCGAGTGGCTGCTTTCCTGCATCGCCTGCACCGTGACGCGCAAGCCTGCCCACGAACTTCTCCCATGGGTCCGAAGCGGCATTCAGGAGCTCGGGAGGTCGCTCAATGGCTAAGGAGATGAAAGCCGTCATCCGGGCCGAGGTGGACCCGTCGGGCGTCGTGCGCGGCGTCAACGACGTCAATCGCCAGCTCGGCAAGATCAACAAGGCGACCGCAGCCACGGCCATCGCGACCGGAATCCAAGGGGTTTCCTCGGCGCTCGCCATGATGCGGAACGTGCTTGAGCAGATCGACCGACGAAACCTTCAAATACAGGAAATTGCGTCCCGGTTCTCGCCTCAGGCCCGGGCCGCGCAGATGCAGACCGAGCTCGCCAAGATGCGCCAAAGCATGGCGCTCGGTCCTGTGATGGCGTCGGAAATGCAGGCCGTTGAACAGGTCAAGCAGCGGGCAATCTCGTCGGAAACGCAGCGGCTTATGGCTGCTCCGGCCGGTTCGCAAGCCGCAGCCGAGGACTTCAAGAGCTTCTTCACCGAGATGGCCGACCGGCTGCGCGAGTATCCGGGCCGAGTCCTGGGAGGCGGGCCGATTGCGAACCCTGTGGCTAATCCGATCCGGCGGTTCTACAACCCGTTTGGGGATGACTTCTTGAGCGGGCAAGGCCTCGCCGGCGGCATGGGATCGGCCAGGGGCATGTCGTACGCCGAGAAGACGGCGCGCGGCATCGAGAAGATGGCGAGGGAGAACTAATGGGCACGTTCACCGTCGAAGAATTTAAGGAAAGCCGCAGCTACCAGCTGGAGGCGTTCCCGAACGAATGTTCCCTGACGGCCGTCTATACGGTCACTTGGTCGCCTTCGAGCGCGCTGGATCCATACCCTGGCAACGTCGCCATGTTGGCGGCTGTAGCCAAGCCAAGGCAGCGGCCCAATTCATTCATCCATGAAAGTGACGGCTACCACAAGACGCTGGTCAGCCGCGAGGTCACCGTCACGCCGCTCATGGAGCGCACGTACGCCTGGCGTGTGACCATTCGCTATTCGACCCGCGGCCCATTGCAGGACGGGGCCGGGCAATTCTGCATCGTGACCCGCTCGACGAGCATCCGCCAGGCTGCGCTCTACCGATCGGGCGCGACGCTGCCAACGAACGGAACACCGTCGGGCTTTACAGACATCGCCGGCACGGCGGTCGATCTGAACGGCAACCCTCGCGAATACGAGGTCCCGCAGACCCTTGTCTCGGTGGAAGTGTGGTGGGATCGCACCCTCCCGAGCGGGACGCCGGCGGCCGAGCCCGCCTATTCGACGTACAGCAGCACCGTCGGCAAGCGAAACAACGCCACGTTCATCGGCTACCCGCAGGGCTCGCTCCTGTACCGCGGATTCCAAGCTGCGCCGATCGACAATTACTACCGCATCACCCATACCTTCCTGCACGACGAGTGGTACCACCTCGAGCAGATCCCGGCACCAAACCCGACCGGGCAGCCGGTTCTTGTGCCTGGCGCGACTTACGGCTCCTTCCAAGTGCTCCAAGCCGACGAAATCTTCTGGTACCAGAAGTACACCTCGACGGCAGCGTTCAGCTCGCTCGTCACCGCCGCGCAGCTGGCGGAACTGACCGCACCCGTACCGACCGCGATTCCCTGATGGCATACCAGGTGCCCATCTTCACGAAGGGGCTCTACGCGGGCGCGAATCGGCACGTCATGCAGGGCATGGCCGACGCCTCGAGGACGGTATCGGCGTCGCAGCAGGGGCTCGCCAGGGCCCGGCAGCTGGTGGTCGGCGGCAACGTCGCCCGGCTTGGTTTGTGCAGCGTGTCGCAGGCGACGCTCGTCACGGCGAACCGATGGAAATACCGGGTCGAGGCGTTCTACCCGCCGTCGCTCGCCGGCGGCGGAATTGCCGCGCCGAACTGCTCGAGCTTCGACTACCTCGAGGTCCTGAATCTGCGGGAGTATTTTAACACGGCGACGGTCGTGGACGGCATGGACATCACGACGCCGGCAAGCACCGTCGGGCCCGTCGGCAGCGTGTGGAGCGGTTCTGCATGGCCTACGACCTCGCTCGCGGCCGTGGTGAATGTCTACGTCGTGTACGCCCTAGACGGGACCGCATGGCCGTATTTCGACCGTCCGAACCCGGTCCGATGCACCGAAGAGGAAGGTGAGTAATGCCGAACGTCACGATCCAAACTCCCATTGTCAACCTGGTCATATGGCCGGGCGAGCTGCATTTCCTGACGGTGTACGTCCGCAACCTCGACACGGGCGCGCAATTCAATTGCACCGGCTACACACTCAAGGGCAAGTGGACGATCGGCACGGCGACGGGCACGATCAACGGCACATTCACGAACCCAGCGAACGGCCACGGCACGATCACGACGCCCAGCGCCACCACGGCCACCTGGCCGAACAATGCCTGGGGCACGTTCACCGTGTTCCTCGATGACAACGCGAGCACAGACAACCTTCACGTTACCGACTTCACCTTCCGGACCGCAGGAGTGGACATCCCATGATCCCATCAATGTTCCGAAAGGCCATGGTCGGAGACGGCTCCACCCTGTGGGCCGATTTCACCACGGGCGTCCTCGATTCCCGTTTCACGTTCACCCGCGCCAGCACGACCGCGACGTACATTAATTCGAGCGGGAACGTGCAGACGGCTAGCACGAACGTTCCACGCTTCGACCACGACCCGACCACGCAGGCACCGCGAGGGCTGCTGGTGGAGGGACAGGCGACCAATCTGCTCAATTGGAGCGCGTCTTTCGCGACGACTGGCGGCACAAACAACAACTGGGCGGATACGAACATCACGCGCTCGACTTTCGGGTTTGATCCGACTGGTGTCACGACAGCAATCACGTTTTCGGCATCCGCAGGGAACGCGACCATCATCAGCAGCGCTGCCATCGGGACATCGGCGGCGCGAACATTTAGCGTGTGGCTGCGACGGGTATCAGGAACCGGAGACATTCAATACACGCAAAACAACGGCACGAACTGGACCACGCAGGCCATTACCTCGACCTGGACGCGATATTCGTTTACGCACACGGTCGATCATCGCGTCGGCATTCGCATCGTGACGAGCGGTGACTTGATTGAAATGTGGGGCGCACAACTGGAGACAGGCTCCGGTGCCTCCTCGTACATCCCCACGGGCGCGAGTCAGGCGACGAGGGTGCAAGATTCTTTGTCTTGCGTTTCTCCAAACTTTGCACCTTGGTATCAAGCGGCAACTGGCACACTTCTGACGGACGTGACGTACACCGCGCTTTCTGGAAACCAAAGCGGTATTCAATTTGCAGATGCAACAGGAGCGAGCGAAACCAACCGCCTCGCCATCCGACGAAACATCGCAATTGCAACCCGTGCAGGAGTTACGTCTGCACAATTTTCTCCGACCGCTACTGGAAGGGCTATTTCTGCGTTTGCATATGCCAACGCGGATTACAAGTTCTCGCAAAACGGAGCATCGTTCTCGCTTGTCGCTGGTGGTACGGGAAATGTCCCGCAGAACATTGATCGTTTGGTTGCGTTTACACCCGGTCCAGAAGTTCCTTATGGGTGGGTTAGACGTATCAAGTTCTGGCCCACGGCTCTCCCGCAGGCAACCCTCAACTCCATCACAACCCTATGACCGACTACATGCTCCGCACCGACACCGAGGCGCAGATGGACGATGCGCTGGAAGCCGCAGGACTGCTCATTGAGCAGGACATGGGCGGCGGCGAACTGGTCCTCATGCCCGTCGCGGGCTGCTATGTGGACCGCATCGGGCCGATTTCGGCGCAGCTTGACCCCGAGGGCGAGGTGATCCGGCCGAGCGACAACCGCTACCACGCGAACATCCGCGTCACGTTCGAGCTTACGCCGGAGCAGATCGGGGAGCTGCCGACGTTCACGCCCGAGCCTGGCATCCCATACCGGGTGTTCGCGTGAAGGCCGCCGCGGTCATCCTCCCGCTCACCGGCTGCGCGTCGGCCACGGCGATCATCGCGCAGGAGACGAACACCGTGCGCGGCCGTGCCGGCAGCGCCAAGCGGCATCTCGACGCGGCCCAGGCGGATCTTGACGCCATCGAGGTCGCTGCGGCCGAGGTGCACCAACAGGTCGCCTACGTCTCGGATGACGAGCACCCCGTCTACCAGACGCTTCAGTACCTCTCCATCGCCGTCATTGCAGCGGCCGTCTTCGGCGCGATCTACTACATCAGAGGTCGGAAATGACGCTCCCCACATACGCATACACGTTCTGGCTCCTCGGGCTCCTGGTCATCACGTTCGCCGCAGGCTGCTCGGTCGGCCTCGGCTTCGCAGCTCGCCGCGCACCTCGAAAGGCTTCCCATGCTCGCAAGCGTTGAATCGTTCCTCGGCTCCCTTTGGTTCGGGCTGCTCCTCGGCGTGACCGGGCTGGTCGCCGGGTTCATCTACTGCCGTCGGTCGAAGAAGTGAGTCGGCGGCGCTGCTGCTGCGGTCCGAGCACCACCATTTGGTGGGCAGATATCTGCCCGGAATGGTTTAGCTCGTACTGTTGCGAGCCGTGCTGTGAGTCGAGCGTGGAACGAATTGAGTTCTGCGAGTACTACCTTAAGTCGTTGGGAATTCCGTGGCCGCCTGATCCAAATACCTGTTACGTCATCGGGTACCAAGGCTGTGCGTTCACGCTGACGAACTTCTATTTGGGAACTTGTCCGCCGCCGTCACCGACGTATCCGACCAACGTCGGAACCCTCATTGCATCGTTCCCAAAGGGGGAGGATCCTTGCTGTCGGCCCGACCCGTCTCAGGCCAACATCGAGCCGGGCGGCATCGCGGACTTGTCGACGGGGGAGGGGCCCGTGATCCTGCCGCCGGCGTCGCCGTGCGAAGACACTATTGCCGAGTGCTACCAGTACAAAGACCAATTCGGCACGGTCTACCCTGTGCGGATTTCGAGTAACGCAACCGCCTGCTTCAATGAATGGGGGGTCCCGTACATCCTCCGTTGCGACACGAATCGGCCCGATACCTACGCCTCGATGGCCAAGCTTCTCGAGCAGGACGTCGGCCTGTGCTACCAGCGAAACCCATCGGCTGGCGTGACCATTCTCTCGCCTCTCTCGGCGATTGCATCGACGGCGTGGTACGAGTATTCGGTGCTTGAGTTTGCGGAGTGCCCGGACTGCTTCGACGCGCTCCAATGCTGCGACGACGACCCGTACCCGAACCCCTGCGTGAGCATCCCCGGCCTGTGCTCGAGCGAGGTCGACGCGAGCGAGTCGTACACCGTCGAAACCCAGTACTCGCTCACGGACGTCTTCGGGGACTACTACATCGCGGACGCGCTCGAGATCGTCTTCAGCGCCTGCTACGCGCAGGCGGAAGGACTGGACATCACCGACCCGGCCGACTTTGCGGCCATTGAGGCCCTGTACCTCGGGAAGGTCTCGGTCTCCAATATCAACGACTGCACGATCAACACGGGCTGGGGCATCCTGCCGGCGACATGCCTGACGGTCTGCGACTACACGATCAACGTCTTCAGCGGGGACGCGCAGGACATCTCCGATCGCATCACGGACAGGCTCAATCCGCTTGTGACCGCAACCTGGCTGAACCAATGGTTCTGGTTCGGAAACCGCCAGGGGTGCTTCGACTGTGGCGACGGCCCGAACGTGCGCCCGCCGGCATCTACGGGCGATTACCTGTTCGTAGACCGCATTCAAATCAATGTCCCGGCATTGACCGTGAGCGTGATCTTGACCGGGCGCAGCCAGCGCTGGCGGGCCTGCGCCTGCCAGAAGCTCGCACCCTACAGCCCTGCGCCGTATGGCATCGTCACGAATGCGGCCATCGGCGTGAACACCCTGTCGCCGGCGGAATATAGCGCCGGGCTGCGGTACATGATGGCTCGCGTCGCCGAACCTAATACCGGAACGCAAAGCATCTGCATTGATACGGACTTCAACGTCGACGTTCCGACGTGCATTGAGGTCTTGGGTTACCCCCTGAACGACGTGTTCGATCCCATTACGGGATTGTTGTTGGTGCCGGGATGGAATCAATTGTGCGGGCTGTGCACTCCCAAAACGACTTGCAACAACTACCCGTTCGTATACGACGTATGCGCTTGCGAAGATGAGGAGTGCCAGCTCATCCCATGCGTCCAGGGCATGTTCCGTTCGACCAGCGTGTTCTGTCAGACATCCGGCGACATCATTGCGATCAACTAATGCATCTCACCATTGACGGCAAACAAATTGAGATCACGAACTGCCGGAGCTGGCACGTCGTTGGCATCGTCCCGTCGTGCTCTCGAGGTCTCCCGCTGAACTGCGACACATGTCCAAGCCGGGAACCTCGAAAAGGTGATGGCACAGATCCGCCCATGTATCACGTTTCTCCAACGGCCATCCGCATTGAGACTCAAACTGGCCTGGGCGACGTGATTGCCGGTGCGACCAAGGCGGTCGGCATCAAGCCTTGCAACAAATGCCAGCAGCGCCGGGCCGCGTTGAACCGGGCGACGCCGTCGTACGTCCGCCGGCTGCTGGCGTGGGCAAAGAAATTTCCGGTCCCAGGCCGAAAGTGATGGACAAGCGCCCATCCCGTCGATAGTCTCACTCTCGGCGCATTCCGCGCCTATAGGAGAAGACCGATGAAGCATGAGATCGTTCCCGTCTCGACGGGCCACCTGACCCCGATGCAGCGGGTGCAGCGCAACGAGGAGGCGGTGGCCGCGGTGGCCCACGCCGTGAAGAAGTCGTACATCAAGCGCATCGGCGACAAGGGCTACCTGATGGTCGCCGGGGCGCAGGCGGTCGGTTCGAGCCTCGGCTACACGACGGCCGTCGAGCAGCTGCGCTACGTCCCGCCGACCGAGCACTTGCCTGGCTACTGGGAAGCGACGGCCGTGGTGTACGACCAGGGTGAAATCGTTGGCCGCGGCATCGGCAGCGTGTTCGAGGACGAACGGCAATGGTCAAAGCGTGACTATTTCGCTCGCCAGATGATGGCGCAGACGCGGGCCACCGGCCGGGCGCTGAAGGGCGTGATGGGATGGGCGACCGCGCTGCTCGGTGCCGAGGCGAGCCTCGCCGAGGAGATGCCCGCAGACGGCCCTACGATGCCCCAGGAGGCGTCCGAAGCGCCGCGGCGGCTCCCGAGCCCCCCGAAGGCTCCGAGCGCGTCTAAAGGGCAGGAAGGCGGCCTTCGCCGCGTTCGCAGCGTTCTTGCGGCAGTCCAAGCCAAAGAGTCCAAGGCCGGGAAGCCGTACTGGCGCGTCGGCCTCGAGGCGCAAGACGGCGTGACCGAGTGGTTTACGTCGTTCGAGGAGGTTTCGATCTCGCCGGGGGTGCTGGTCGAGGTCACGCTCAAGCCGTACCGGGATGGCGAAGTGGTCGCCGACGTTGTCGCCGTGACGAGCGACGAGGAGGTGCCGTTCTAATGGCGAAGCTTTACCCGAGTGACGTCTGGCGCATGGGCGACTCCCTCGACCCGCTGGAGAAGCTCGTCGCGCTGGCGCTCCTGGACTACGGCGACCGGATCTTCCCGTCGCAGGCGCACGTCGCCGTCAAGACGGGGCTGTCGTTGGCGACCGTCAAGCGCGTCATGAAGACCCTGCGCGGCAAGATGGTAATCGTGACTAAACGGACCAAGCGAGGACTCGCCTATGGCTTCGTGATGGCTCAGGCTGACACCGACCATGGTGTCAGCGTGACACCACCAAAGTGTCAGCCTGACACCGGAATGGTGTCAGAGAGAGCCACTAACTATTCCAAGAACTATCCCAACCAACCCCGGGCGGCTGACGCCGCACCGGCGGGGGGGTGGGATCTCTCCTGGGAGGTCCGATCCCGGATCGGCGTTCGTGACCCTCGGGGCGACCCCGACGCCCAGCTGCGGGTCGCCCGCCGGTTGATGCGCGAGCATGGGCTATCCGACGCCGACGCCCAATGGGGCTGGCGGCTTCTGTGCGAGCATTGGGCTCGCACCGGGAACGCACCGTACGACACCTTGCACCGGATCACGACGAGCCTCGAAGGCGCTCGCGACGTTCGGGCGGTGGTTATGCACAAGCTCAAGGGGGTAGCAGCGTGAGTGCCCAACAACGCCGAATCCATGAAATCACGACGTTCCTCGAAGTGAATCGCAAGCACCTCCCAGGCGTCGTGGCGACGTACCTCGAAGAATTGCTGTACATGCACAAGCACCTCGCCGCGGCGAGTGCTCGGCAGACGCAGGAGATCAGCGACCTTCGCGCCTTGCTGTACGGCAACCCAGACGCGAAGCACGACCGGCCACCGACTACGCCGCCGCAAGTGTGGCGACAAGGGCAATGGGTGGACGCATGACCCAGTCACGCAGCAAGGGCAAGCGGGCCGAGCTCGAAGCAGCCCGCGACGTAGGCGAGCTGCTCGGCGTCATGTTCCACCGGACGCAGCAATTCAACGGCAAGGGCTCGGGCGACATCGAGCCCATCAAGGGCCCGAACACCGTGCATTGGGAGGTAAAGCACTACAAGGCAGGGCTGACATGGTGGGTCAAGCGAAGCGAGGACACGGCGCTCCTCGTCGCCGGCGAACTGTGCTACTGCCGGTTGAAGCACTTGCCTGGCATCCTGCGGCGCAACTACCTCGCGTTTAGCAGCGTGACATGCGGTTTTGCCGAGCGCTGGATGGCGCAGGCCGTACGCGACGCGAAGGCCGACCAGGTGCCTGTGGTCGTGTGCAGGCAGGACCGTTCGCCCTGGCTGGTCGTGTGGCGGCTCGAAGACACCGAGCGCATGATCGACGCTGTCAACGGAATCGCGAATGCGCCGGTTTAGGTTTGAGGGTGGCCTGGGCAAGGCATACGACCATGGCAAGTCGATGCAGCATTCGCGTGGTGGGACATGGACACGCATCGCAAAGCAGCACAAGGCGATTCACATTCAATGCGCTCAATGCGGTTCGATTGTTGATCTTGAAGCGGATCACATTGTGCCGCTGCACCGTGGTGGTACGAACGACCCATCCAATCTGCAAAGCCTTTGCCGACAATGCCATGCGATAAAAACTGCAACGGAGCAAGGGAAAGATTGTGGCAAAAAAATCGCCCAGTTCCGCGACTCGATCGAATGATGGGTCCCCGCCATCGGGGCCGAGGCCCCCTAGCCGCCGTGGGCACCGCGGTGTGGGAACCGTCAAAAAGTCAGCGCGGGCGCACAAGCGCAAGCCGGTGCAATGCGCGGCCTTGGCTGACTCCTACGCGGCTGGTGTCATTGAAGGTGATATTGTTGCAAATCGTCGCATTCGGGCGGCGTGTGAGCGCTACCGGGCCATGCGATCCGCGCCAGCGGCGCACAACCTGTGGTGGGATGACGATGCCGCCGAGGCGGTGCGCGTGTTCGCCCGCAAGTGCGGCAAGGGCGTCGAGGAGCAAGCCGGGGAAGCGCTGGAGTGGTTGCCCTGGCAATGCTTGGTGGGCATGGTGGTCCACGCCGCCAGGCGAGTGGTCGACGGGACGAAGACCGACCATCCAGCGTTCAAGGCGGTGCTGGTGGTGGTCGCCAAGGGCAACGGCAAGACCGAGATGGCGGCAGGGCATCTCATGGCCGGGATGGCCGATCCGACGAAGCGGCTGAAGTTTGCGTCGAGCGCTCCGGACGGGCGGCTGTCTCAGATCGTGTTCGAGCGGATGCGGGCCATGTGCATGACCCTGAACGACGCCCACGGCGACGGCGTCGAGTGGCAGGCAAGGGGCGCAACAACTCCTGCAATTCCTGGCAAGGTAAGACATGGATTAGCAGAGTTCACGACGTTGCCGTGCACGGACAAGGCGCTCGATGGGCGGATGGACCGCCTGATCATCGCCGACGAGGTCGCTCGCATGGACAGGGGCCTCGGTCGCCTCATCACGGGGCTGTCCAAAAGCCCCAAAGCGCAGCTCTTTGCCATCTCAACGCCCGACCATGAGCAGCGCACGAGGCCGATTTGGGCCTATTGGGACGCTTGCGAGAAGGCGCTTGAGACCGGGGAGCCGCTCCCGTACGGCTGGTTTGCCTTGCTGTATGGCCTCGACCAGGACGATCAGGCGGAAGATTTCACCGTCTGGCCAAAGGCGCACCCGTCGCTGGGGGTGACCACGCAGCGACCGGACATCGAGATGCAAGCTCGGGCCATGCTTGGCTCCGGAGATCCGAAGCAGATCGCCGAGTTTGAGACGCAGATCGCTTGCCGATACCACGAACTCGCCACGACCGACATCGACCTCGCCGTGCTCGAGCGGCAGATGCAGCCGTCGGACTGGACCCGGCTCCAGGGCGCACCGGCGGTCATCGGCCTCGACCTGTCCCGCGGCGGCTACGGGCCGCAGCTCGACCTCACGACGTTGTGCCTGATGGTCGTGGACGGCGGCGTCATCCGGGCGCGGAACGTCTCCTGGTGGGCAGGGACCGACATGGGGCGCGACGAGAAGCGGTGTAAGCAGCCGCTCGGCGCGTGGGTCGAGCAGGGCCACCTCCGGCGGATGCCCGGCGAATGGCACGATATGACCATCGTGGAAGCAGAAATCGAGAATCTCATGCACCAATTCGGGGTTAGAAAGATCGGCGTTGACCCGCACCCGAGCCAGGCGAAGGACATTAAGCGATGGATGGACAAGGGCTGGCCGATCGTCCCGGTCGATCAATCGATCCGCACGATGGCACCGGCTTGGAAGCTCTGGGGCGACCTCCTGAAATCGAAGCAGCTGTTCTACGAGCCCGACCCGGTCCTGCGGGCGGCGCTGAACTCGGTGCGCCTGATCGCCGACAACGTCGGCAATATCCGGCCGGTGAAGGGCCGCAGCTCTGGGAACACCGACGCCGTGGTTGCGGGGAATATGGCGGCGCTGCTCATGGAGCATCACCAAGTCCGCACGGCCACCGGCTTGAGCGCGTCAACTTGTCCCCTTGGATAGTCCGTGTTTGCCGGATTCGCTCTTGACGATTTTGGGCACTTGTGTTCTATGCGACCGTGGGCTTCTTCTCACGGTTCTTCGGGTTCAAGTCAGGCGTCGCGATCTACACGCGACCCGAGCCTGTCATGGCCGGACCGGCCGATGGGATACCCGCAGTTCTGCGGGCGACGCAGCTGATTTCGGCCGACATCGCCCGGCTGACCGTCAACGTCTACGACAACAGCGGGCAGAAGCTGCCGGATCACCCGGTGGCCATGCTCCTGAACCGTGACGCGAGCCGCTGGCAGTCGGGCTACGAGTTCCGGCGGTACACGACCTCGACGGCGCTGATGCACGGCAACGGGCTCGCGCTGATCCGCCGCGGGTCGGACGGGTCGGTCGCCGAGCTTCAGCCGGTGCCCGCCGACGCCATGAGCGCCGAGATCCGCGACGATGGCGTCGAGTACCGCGTCGGCCAGACCGTGCTCGCCCAGGATCAGATCCTCCACATCGGCTGCTACCCGGATCACCTGAACCCGTGCTGGTACCGCTCGCCGCTCGAAGCGGCGCGGTGGACGATGCAGCTGGCGGCGGACGAGTCGGCCGCCCATGCGTCGCTCGTCAAAACGGGCAGCATGGGGAAGGTCGCCATCACGCACCCCGGTGCCATGAGTGATCAGACCGTGCAGGCCATCCGCGACGCGTGGATGAACATGCACGCCACGGCCGACGGCGCGTCGCGCCCGCTCATCCTGCGCGAGGGCATGAAGGCCGAGAAGATCAGCGCCGAGACGTCGGGCACCATGCTCGAATCGCGACGCTTCTCGGTGCAGGAAATCGCCCGAGCCTTCGGCGTTCCGCCGGAAATGCTGTTCCAGCAGGGCGGCGGCGCGCTTTCGAGCCAGGCTGAAACGGCCCGCGCATACGCCGACGGAGCCATTGCCGCATGGGCGAGCGCGTGGGAGTCGGAGCTCACGCGCAAGCTGTGCGGTCCCGGCGAGACGGTCCGCATCGACACCACCCCGA